GGTTGTATTCTTGTGCCATCAATAAACTCTGTATAACCACCATTTTTAATATCATTTAGGTAAAAGATAAAGGTGTAGTGTCTTGTTGATTTAGCATCATCTGAGTGCCAATGATAAAAACCATTAGGATGAGTTCTTTGTATTTGATAACCAGTATCATGCAGTTCCTTATATACCCACCAATCAAATTTATTTTTAAATTCGACAGCAAAATTATTTAGGTTTTTACTGAGTTGAGTTGCTACTTGATTATCTTCTTTATTCCAACGATTGTACTTTGAGATCATTAGATCATCAGATTGCTTTGTGTCTACTGCATGTCCTCTTCCTGTGACTCCGCTTTCAATACATGGGTCACTTTCAAATTTATCAATACATGCTTTACAAAACTCAGGAGACAGTTGTTTATCGGCTATATAAATTTGATCTCTAAATGATGGGACTGGTTTGATTGTTTTTAAAAAGTTCATGGGTGTATGTTTAGTTTGTATGCAAGGGAAATTCGTTTGTTATGTGTACAGGCGTATCCTTTATGAAATAGATGTGATGGAAAACAAATTAAAGTATTTTGTACGGGAGGTATAACCACAATTTTATTACTCATAATTTGTGTAAATCCCCCTAATTCTGGATTCCAAGGAGTTACATATAATAAGGCGGTATATTGACAATAATCTTGATGCAATGATCCATGTTGATTTGGGTATTGCAAGTTAAAATAAACTCTTTCTAATGAGCAATTAACCTTTAATATTTTTTTTAATTTATTAAATAAAGTCTCATTGAAAAATTTTATGTTAGTTAAGTCAAGCATGAAGAACTCAGATGAGTCGCCTGTTGTACTTGTTTGAATTGACCAATTTTTATCGTATGTATATTTTAGTATTGTCTCTAATTCTTGTTTAGTACAAAAGTTAGTTACAGACAAGATTTGCGTCTGTTGATCCATAGGGTGTTTCTTAAATATTGGTCTGGAAAGTAGCCATAAGAACTAAAATCTACGGCATATAAATCGTTATTATTTACTATAAAATTACTGTGGTGATAGTCGGAAAAGGTATATTCGTCTTCTCTACACACAAGTTCGGTATGAATTATATTTTCTTTTTCTGGGTGACATACTAATGCACATCCTTTTATAAATTCACAAGTTTCTATAATAGTTAGATCAGAAATTTTGTAAGAAAAATGTGGGATCTTGATTGTCTTAAACTTAGCTTTTTTTAAATGTTCTAAGTTATGTACTACAAGATCTACCACTTCTAAATCCTTACACTTAATTTCTTTTATAATCGTATATTTAGTATTTATATGAGTACCGCTGACAGCTACTTGGCTTATGTCTTCATTATGTAGCATAAAGCGTAGTAAGGGTTAAGCACTGAAACTGTTGATCCAGATCCGCTATTACCTGTGTTAGATGCTCCAGCAGAAGTTGTGTTTCCGTTATGTCCATCAGTAGCACCTGACCCAGTAGTTGTTGTGTTTCCGTTATTTGCTCCAGTATTGGATGCTCCAGAAGACGATGTATTAGGAGCTGAGTTACCAGAGTTACCACTGAAACTACCAGAGAAACTATGGTTATGGTTTCCAGAGTTACCAGTACCGTGGTTGAAGTTACTATTACCATCGTGTTCGGCTCTTAATCTACCCTGTGTACCTTGAGTAGAATCGTTATTCCAAGCTGAAATGTTATGGCTGTGTCCACCTGTGTTGTTTGTGTTTCCACTTACACTTCCACTAATACTGTGAGTATGGTTGTTAACTGAGTGACTATGGTTAGGAGTATTGTGTGTATGCCCATTTAATCCATGATGGTGGTTAGGAGTAGTGTGTGTATGTCCATTCAAACCGTGGGTATGGTTTGGAGTACTGTGGCTGTGGGTGACGTTACTATTAATAGTTGTCGATCCACCTGTAGCATCAACAGAATAACTGTTACCAGCACCAATAACGAACCTATCTCTTAAGTCAGGAGTACTGTTTGAACCATTACATAAGACCCAGCCAGAAGGTATAGCGTTTGCAGCTCCGGACCAGATAAGAATCATACCCGAAACAAATGCCTGGATATTACCTATGGCTGTTCTTACATAGGCAGTAGTAGCAACTGCATTACCATTATTAGATTGAGGTTTTGTAGTAGCCTGTACGCCATCTACAAGTGTTCCATTAGTTGTTGATAAGCTATCTTTTGCTGTTTTTAAAGCAGCTACGTCTACACCGTCAACTGTTCCTGATACTGTGATGTTTCCAGTTATGACATGACTTCCAGTAGTAAAAGTTCCAGTGGCAGTAATGTTTCCAGAAGAATCTATAGCAAATCTGTCATTGTCGTCTGTAGTATCAACAATTTTAAAACTACCACTATTAACTTTGATAGCAAAATCATCATTATTATTTGTATCAACAAAACTTATTTTTGGCGCACCATCTGTGATTGTTATGTTGTTACTTGCGATTGTTCCAGTTGCAGTAATATTTCCTGTTACGTCAATACCACTAGCGAAATCATGGTTAGCGTTAGATGTAATAGCACCGTTGTTTGCTACGGATACGCTTGACGAACCATTCGCAATAGTTGTGCTGTCAATCGCAGTTGTTGAAGCTGCTGTTACTAGACCTTGAGCGTCAACTGTGACGATAGGAATAGCAGAGCTAGAACCATATTGACCAGCAGTTACGCCAGAGTTTTCTAATTGTGTGCCTTGTATAGCACCTGAGCCTAATCTTCCAGCAATGGAAGCTGAAGATACGTTAGACATATCTTCTCTTGCTAGTGGTCTACCACCAGCTTGTGAGCCGTCATGTACGACGGCTGTATCTTTGGTGGTATCTATAGTTACTTCGCCTTCAGCACCAGTAAATGATGCGTGTTGCGATGTAGTACCACGCCTTAATTTTAATAATTTTGCCATTTATAAAGCACCGAAATCGAGTTGTAAGTTATTGCCAGCAGCTCCGTCTATAGTTGTTGCTGTCATTAGTCCAGTTATTGTTGCTCCCGTATTTGTAGTTTCTATACGCTTTGTGTTGTTGAAATATAACGACACTGGTCCATCAGGTTCAAATGTAGCTAGTGCTTCTTGTCCAGTACCTTTATAAAATCCGCTAGTTCCTGTACCAGAGACTCCAAGTATTAAACCTCCAGTTCCATTATCAACAATTAACGAGTCATTCCCATTATGATAAATTTCTAAATCTGAGCTTGTACCAAACTTAGCTTTTACGTTGTCGTTATATACGTTATCGGCAGTAAAAGTGTTTCCAGTTGTAGTTGCAAAGTTACCTGTAGCTGTTACACCACCCTGCCATTGTGAACCTGTATAAACTTTTAGTTCGTTAGCAGAAGTGTTGAAGTATAAGTCTCCAGCAGCTAGTGCATTACCACCACCATCTGTTGATGGGTCAGAGGATGCAATCTGGTACTTATCAGTGAAGTTATTTACGTTTGATATGTTTGAAGCAGTTGTATTAATACTTGCAATATTTGTGGCTGCTGTGTTTACGTTTGATATAGAACCAGCAACTGTTGTCACGTTCGCATTGTTTCCAGCAACCGTTGTAATATTGGATGCGTTAGAAACCGCAGCATTAATATTGGATGCGTTGCTTACAGCAGAGTTTATATTGCTTGCGTTAGCGACAGCAGCATTAATGTTTGTCGCATTGTTATGAACAGCATTAACGTTAGAAATATTATTTCCAACACTATTTACGTTTGCGATGTTGGTTGCAACTGTATCTATTTCAGATGTTGTCTCGTTTAAGTCATCAGCAACAGTTTGAATTTTTGCAATGTTCGTTGCAGTTGTATTGACGTTTGCAATATTTGCACCAACTGTATTTATTGAGTTATTTCCAGATCCTGTATTAACTGCATTAGTTATAAGACCTAAGTCTTCTTGGAAAGTAATGTGACCAGAAACACTATTAATAGCTGTGATAGTTGCTTGGTCAGGTGTGATAGGTGAGAAGCCGTCTCCTGAGGAGCCGTCATAAACCATCATCACTTGGTTAGAACTACTATCAAACCACAAGTCACCAACTGTTAGTGATGTACCGTCAGCTCTTGTTGTAGGTGCTGAAGTACTTATCTGATATAAATCAGCAAAGTTTTCAATATCAGCTAAGTTTTGACCACAGTTAATAACGTTAGTGATATTAGTAGCAACAGTACTAACTTCAGTTGCTTTTGCTTGTAATCTGTGGAAAGCGTAGGTATGTAATGTACTTGTTGTTTCAAGTATCATTCCAAAGCCTTGAGGTATTACACTTGTTACTCCTGTAATAGTGACAGTGTTACCAGTTCCTGCACCGTTTGCAATGGTGACGGTTCCGGAGCTGGGGGTAAGATTTGTTGATACAGCTTTAACAGACACCACAGTGCCAGGACCGTTGTTAACATCCGGATTAGCTGTAGGGAATGAAGTTTCATTTGCTAAAGGTACAAATCCACCAACGTCATCAACAAGGTCAATTATTCTTGCATCAATAGCAGCTGTAGTAGCTACTTTCGAGTCATTACTAGACCATGTAACTCCACTAGCAATAGTTTCTGAAGAATCCTGTCTAAGAAATAAAGCTTCAGCTTCTGTTTCTGTGTAGTATCTGTTATCTAATTGTCCAGCATTAAGTTCGGTCTCTGTGTAATATCTATTGTCTAACTGACCAGCATTTAGCTCAGTCTCTGTGTAGTATCTGCCGTCAGCAGCTCCACCAGTTATCTCAGCTTCTGTAAAATATAAACTATTTAATTGACCACCGTTTAGTTCGGCCTCTGTGTAGTATCTATTATCTAAAGTCCCAGTAACTATTTCGTTAGTAGTTAATTTATCTGACTGTAAAAGTGTTTTTATTTCTGCCGCTGTCTGATCAGCAGTAGCTGCCGTCTCTATACCAGATAGCTTTGTTTTCTCCGCGTCAGTAAATGCATTGGTATTTGAGTTTGCCTCGTAAAGAGTTTTTATCTCACTACCTGTCTGGTCATCCTTAGCATTGCTTTCAATAGTATCGAGTTTTGTACCATCAGCTGCTACATCTCTACCATCTACAGTCCCACCTACAACAATGTTTCCACTTGTCTGTACAACTTGTGAACCAAAGTCAGGAGAAATCTTTGTACCGGCTATAGCTGCTGAGTTATTAATATCATCGTTAACTATTGACCCATCAACTATGTTTGCTGAATTAACAGTTATGCCACTAGGTAATAGACCAGTAGCAATCTTGCTTTGTGCTATAGCAGCACTTCCGCTAATGTCAGCATCAACAATAGTTGCGTCTTTAATTTTTGCTGAAGTTACAGCCTGATCTTTTATATCAGGAGTTCTTTGTAATTGATGTTGTTCTTGACTTGCAAGCCTAACCATATCGTGGCAAGCGTTTAAGTCCGCAGCTCTGATAGACGAACCAGCAGCAAATACGGCAGCTGCTGTGTCTAAATCAGTTTCTCTAAATATATGAACATTCCCCGAACCGGCTGCTGCTGCTGCGCCTAGTGTAACTGTCGTACTAACTACTTTGTACTGACCAGATGATGGGTTTGTATTTGTTGTAAATGTAAGCGGAGTTCCATCAATTTCTACTTTGATGTCACTCGCCTTTAAGTATTCAATTGAAAACGAGTAGGAGGTACTCCCACCGTTTTTAAATTCTTCAGTTGTCGCCATCGTTATCCTTTAGGAATTGATGGGTGGATTAGTTTAGTCTTCTAACTTCTTTCTGAAGTCTGATTATTTCTTCAATATTTCCTTTGCGTGTTGCTTCCTCTATTGCTTTGTTGTAGTACTGTTTCTTATCTACTATTCCTTTTTCTGCAATTCTCTGTTCTGCAACTCTCTGAGATTTTCTCAAAGCTCTTCTTAACATTCTATGAATATCTTTAAACTGACTTGCATCTAATTCAACTCCATTAGCTATAGCTTTTTTAAATTCTTTTCTAAAGTTTTTACCTTCTGGAGTATTCATTATTCTCTGAACTTCTCTAGCAAAAATCTTATCCTTACCCATAAGCTGTGTTACTTGTGAGCGTTGTGCAGGAGAGTATTCCACTCCATTACCATTTGTACTTAGTTGAGGTCTACCATCAAACTCAATATCAATAAGAAATTGTTTTATGTCTGAAATGTCATCACCGCGTTTAAATGTAGGAGAATATGTATTTACTAATCTTTGCCAAAAGTTTTCTGGTGCTCTAATAAGTCCACCATCTACCCAGTCATAAGCATTAGGTAAAGATTCTTTTGAGAAAGGATTTCTATTAGCTATTAACTGTGAAAGTTCTTGCTCTACTTCTTTTAATTGTGGTGTTAAAAGTCTACCAAATTCATTTCTGAGTCCACTTCCAGGCACAAAGCTACTTGCAAAACTAGCAAGCCATCTATTCATAGCTGCTGGGTTTCCGGATAACACGTCATTCATCGGTTCAAGACCAGCTAGGAATGATTTGTTAGTGATATTTGCACTTAAGATAAAACCCATTTTATTCATCATCAACTCTAAAGTTGGTGTGTCTAACGTATCGAAGTTATCCATTACGTCAGCAGTTAAAGCAATCCAATCACTTATTGCACCAAGACCGTCATAGCTGTACCATCTACCATCCCAACCTTTATAGGAGCGAGGTGCCCAGCCAAGTTGTCTTCTAGTTTTTTGTACAGTTTTGTCGTAATGACCATTGCCATGAAGACGATCCATACTAAACAAACCGAATGCACTAGCTACTGAAAGAGCACCTATAGCTTTTCTACCTTTTAATTCAGCACGAATAGTTTCATAAGCAGCTTCAATATTGACAGAATCAACATCAACCTCATTAGCTCTTAATAGTCTCTCTACTTCACTACCATCCATTTGTGCAAATGGCTTTTTAAATGCATCTAACTTTTTAGTAAAGAGTCCTACTGGATTATGACTACCAGCAAAACGCAACATGTTTACAGCTGTTCGTGGGAACATGAGAAATGGTTTAAGAACAGGCATATACATCAAGAGAGTGTTAAGACCATCAACCGCAGGATTATCTAGGTTCATAGCTATTTCTCTACTTGCGTACTCCACACCTTTATCAGTAATCATTCCGTTCTCATCGAACATTTCCTTATATATTGTGTCGCTTACATCTTGCAAACTTTTATTTGTAAGTTTTTGACCTTTATCAAATAATGCATCATATGCTCTACCTCTAGCTTCGACACTGGCAATAAAGGATCTGGTAAATCCGTCAAATGCTGTCATGGAGTTAGCTCCAAATCTTAGCCAAGGATGTTCAGCAAGGTCATTCATAGCTTTGACTCTTTCCAACATTGCTGCTGGACCATCAAAACCTTCAGCAGATTTAGCATCAGCAAAAGCTTGTAATGATTCCAAAGTTTTTTGATTTTTAATTTGGAAATCTTTACGCATTACATACTCAACAGAACTAGGGTCTCTAGAAGCTTGTCTAAAAACTACGTTCATATGTTGAGTAGCTTTCTGCAAAGTATCAACCATACCTACTGTGTACATATAGCTTGCTCTTCTTAAAGTTTTTATATCTCCATTTCTCATGGCTCCAGCCATGGTAGCTATCGGTCTCTCAATCATCAATGCCAAGTTAGACATCGCAGCTTTGAGTGGAGTACCAATAGCAGATAGAACAGAGTTATAGATATTAGCCCAAGCACCCTGTACAACTACTGAAGGTAAATCTGGTCTTGTATCAATAAAAGCTTTTTTCCAAACACCAGTTGATTGTTTAAAATACTCGTTTAGTTTTGCAATAGTATTTACATTTCCATCAGTAGTTTCATAAGCCAACATTAGTGGTTTTAACATTGATGGCTTTTCCGCGTTTAGCATGCGGATTAAATCTATTGCTTCTTTAGATTCGAGGGTAATTTTCCTTAAACTTTCAATAGTTTCTTCTTTTTCTCTTTTTACATATTCAAAAGCATTATTTAAAATATCTTTTTTTTTACCAAGATTTCTAAAATTTAAGGTTTTTATACGATTAAATATATTAGTCATATTTAAAGCTCTACCTCTTGCATAAGAAGTTTGCGCTTTAATATTCATTAAGTATTGAAGTCTATCTAATATTTGTTCTTGTGCTCTTTGTACAGCTTGTGGAGCATCTTCCATAAGTCTTGCACCTTCAGCTAAATCAGAAACCTGACCACCTAAAGATGAACTTATATATGCCTGAGCACGTGCTAGGTCCATATTCATATAGTCATCAAAGTATTTCTTTATTGCATTAAATACTCCGACATATCCTTCTGAACTAAGAACTCTAATACCTGAATCAGCGTCAACACCAGTTAAGAAAGTTTCGATAATTCTCTTCATTTCTGTGACATCCATTTCATACAGAGCTGCTGCAAGGTCTTCTCCTACTTCAACAACTTCTTTATGTGTTATCACTTTTCCAGTCTGACCATGCCATTCAACATCTAACTGTAAATCTTTAGATAATTGACGCATAGTATCTAGTCCTGCGTCATCAAGGTTTAGTCCATCTTTTAATGCATTTTCAGTAAATACACTTCCAACTCTTCCTTGGACACTATCTATATTTTTAGTAATACGTACAGCGTCAAATGATGCTGATACTATGTCCGCATCTTGAGTTCTAAAACCTAATTCGTAGTCATCGTAAATATCATGGACATATTTTACAGGTTGATCTAAATCTATATCTTCAGCAATTTCAATATTTCGTTTACCTATCTCAGTAAACTCTGCTTTACGCTTTTCACTGTTGACGACTATTTCATTTTCAACTGTGTTAGCTACTCTTGTTTTTTTTGCATTCTTTTTATCAACCCATATCTTAGCCTGTTCAGATTTAGGAACCCATTGAGTTGCATCATCTATACCCTTTAGTTCTCTAAGTAGTTTTGTGCCACCTAGCAAAATATCTCCGAAGAAACTTAACCCAATTCCTTCATTGATATTCTTCATTCTCTTAACTTCTGGAGAATCACTATCTAATGTGGCAATATTATCTGGTATCCAGCCGTAAGTCTGTGGCCACGCTGCTTTTAGAGATCCAGCAGCGTTATGATCTGTTTCGTTTACTGTGTTAATTCTATCGACAATACCGCCAGCTAAAGCATCAACTCCGGAATTACCGAAAAATTTCATTAAAGGATTATTTCCAATAGCCCAATTTACTTTTGCATGAGCTGTTCTTCCTAGTGATTTTAACCAACCTCCCATATACAATGCAGGAATTACAATACCAGATATTTCTCTAAGACCTTGTAAAGTTGCACTTTCGTACTTAGGTAATTTTGGAAGTTTGACGCCAGGAATCAGGTTGACTGTATCAATACCAAAGTCAACAAGACCAGCTCCCATAGCTGCTGGGTAGTTAGCCCAGTTAAGAGGATTTCTTAAATCTGCTCTGTTATGAGCAAAGGTATCAGCAAAGGTTACTCTCTCACCTTTTCTGATTTTGTTTTCGATTCTTATTCGATTATCTTTTGGAGATAAAGCCTGACCCTCTATCTGGGTAGGCAAACCGCTTTGTTCCGTAGAACCGGATAAGTTGTTATTTTGTACCGTTTGGCCTTGGCCTGTTTCGTCACCGGCTAATGCTTCATTAAGTTCTACACGAGCTTTTGATTGTTCATTCCACTCGGTAACTTGTTTCAACGCATCTTCCGCTAAACGAGGTACAACCTCATTCAACTCATCCATTATTTCATCGTTCATTTCTCGTTAAGTATTAGGAACGTTTCTATTTTTTGGATCTAAAAAGTTTATTTTATCTTGATAAATTTTTATTTCTTTTTTGTTTTTAATTTTAAAATTTCTGTCACGCCAAGCTAAAACATCTTGTCTATACTCTTCATAGTTTTTGTATTTTTTACTGTCCCACTTAGGTCTTGGTTCTTCGACATCTTGATTTACTAATTTCTTTGCATCTACAAGTGGTTTTAAATCTTCATGTACTAAGAAATTTAAAGATTCTAGATCTGTTCCACCAGAATATTTGAATACATTTCTGTGAAAGTCTTTTTGTTCTTCCTTATCTAAATTTTCAAAAATAAGTTCAGATACGGTTTTGCCATTAGTAAAATCAAAATCAACTTTAAATTTAGAATTAAGATCTATACCCTCAAAAGACATTTTCAAACCTGATTCGTAGGTCGCCATCTTGAAACCAAAATCAAGATCATCCTTAAATAAATTTAAAACTAATGGATATTCATTTAATGCTGTATTGTCTTCTCCTGTAGTAGCCCATGCACGTGCAGAGGTCATACCAGTCACTGAGTAATTAAGTAATAATTTAGATTCACTAGGTAAACCATCAAATGCTTTTAATGAATTACTTGTAAGTGGTTCCATACCTAATGCTGCACGTTGTCTGTTAATGACATCGATCGCATTTATGTTGTCGTATAGTTTTGCAATTCTTTTAGCTTTTTCTGGTATTACTAAAATCCCTAACTTTGCAGATTCATTCTGCATATCAATTAGTTCCTTTTCACTAAAGAACATTCTTTTAACGTCTAATGCATCAGGAATTTCTAGTATTGCTTTTTTTTCTTTTGCAATTGAATCATGTACTGCACGTGAAGTTTCAGCTATTTCTGTTTTTTTGAGTAAGTTAGGAGGGCGATAGTTATTATCGTCATCTGTATAAGGATTTTGTGAAGGACCTAATTTTTGTCCTTCCATAAACTTATTTTTTATCTCTTCAAAAGCCATCTTTCCGGCTAAATGTTTTTGATCCTCAGGAAGTGTTGCATGTAGTTCGATAGCTCTCGCTTTCCATTCGGCTTGAAAATATCTAGTAAGTTGATTAGCTCCATCGTCATATCCACCAACTGTTACTTGAGCTGCTTTTTTGACCATGGCTTCTAGGTCCTCTAAATAAAATGCACCATCAACAATTACAGTATCGCCAGCTTTCGCTTTCTTCTGTATTTCAGTATCTAACTGAACCATTATTGGATATTCTTTTAGAGTTTCTGAATTTAACTCTCCATCAAGAAAAGCTTTCTCTGCATCTAATTTCCTGGATTTTATGATGTTCTTATCATTGCGAAGACTTTCAATCATTGTGGTGAGATACGGGTCAGAGTAACCGTTGTATTTCATCTTTTGTTTATGAATTAATTCCTGTGCTTGTTTGATAATTGTTAGGTCGTAACCTTTTTCGGTAATCTTGTCAGCAGGAATACTTTTAATAAATGCTTGAGTTTCGTTGTGAGCATTTAGTTGATGTTCAGTTTGATCCTTGTTGTATTTGTTAACTTCATAATCAATAACAGCATCTTCTAGCTCATTAGCTTCAACTTTATATTGTTTTCTATAAGTAGTTACGTGACCATCATCATGTACGTACTCAGTGTCCAACAATTGGTCAACATGACCATCCTTTAAGACACCACCGTCAACAAGTGTTTTTAGATGAGATAAGGCTTCTCTTCTAGCTTTACCTCTTATACCTCCATATAAACCAGAATAATTATTAACGTAATTCATTATGCAGTTAACACCATCAACACCTGTAAGAGCACAAGACTCAAGAGTTTTTTTGGCTTCAATTATTTCTTCTTCTTTAATTGCTGTTTCTCTTTCTGTATACCAATTGTTATACGCAATTTCTTCTTTCTTTCTTTGTCCTTCAAACAAATGTTTGTTAACAAGAGCTGGGTTGATATCACCAAGTTCTCTATACAATTGCAATCTTGCTACTGATTCAGCTGCTTTGTACTCTTCGTATGAAGTTGCATTCTGCATAGCTGCATTAGTAGAAGGACTGTATTGCTGAAGTTTGCTTTCAACAAATGCAACTACAACGCCATGCTGTTCAGCTTTATTTAATTCCTTAAATCCAACAGAGTTCCATATATCTCCACCTGACGCCTCCCATTGAGTACGCATGTCGTTAATAAGACGACCTTCTTCGTATAACTCTTTAGTTCCTTCTTCGTATGCTTGCATTGCTGTATCTGGTACTCCATTCTCGAAGAACCACATATAACCCTTTGCAAAATCTTCTTGTTTTTTCTTCTCTTCTCTTTCTTTTAAAATCCCACTGACAGTCTCGGACATTTCTCCAAGCTTTTTTAAAGAATCACCAGCGAAAGAAGCTGCATAATTATAGTTATCAATTTCTTGATCCCAGTAATTAGCCATTCCTTCGTTGATCTGTTTATAACCAGTTACGAGTTCGGGGACATAATCTCGTGAGGTAACTGGATCAAATTTTGGTTCTGACATTAGCTCCACCCCTGCGGACTATAAATGTAATTACTTCCAGCTCCGTAATCTCCTGCATCAAAATCTCTTTCTAATAAGTCACCATCCATTCTGTCATTACTAAATAAATTATTTTCATCACTACCAGCTTCACTAAATGCACCAGCTGCCGCACCAAGGATTCCCTGGAAAATAGGCAATGATGAGTTCTGCATTGGAGGATAGTTAGGAGCCAATGTAGGTACTGGTACCAATGGTTCTGTTAATTTATTTCTTGCACTTAATGCTTGTCTTCTTGTGGACTGGATACTTTCTCTATAAGCTTCTTGACCACGGACTAAACCAAACATTCTCTTACCAACTTCTCTTCCATAAGCTGCTGCTACCATAGTTTCGTAGCGTTGAGCTGATCTACCAGTAATACCGGCAGCTGCTCTCTTACCAACTTTTTCTCTAACCATTTTCATAAATGAACCCATATTCTGATTCAAAGCTTTTGAACGGGTTGCATTTAGATTTGCTCTAGCTTTTTCGTAAGCACGATTTGCTGCTAAATCATTTTCATTAATATCGATGGCACGTTTAGTTGTCTTAGCCTGATATAAGGTTCTATCTTGTAGCCACTTTCTACGGCGAATCTCCATCTGACGTTCCCATGCCCGTCTTTTGGCTGTATTCTGTGCCTTGATTGCTTGGCTCTGACCTATTCCGCTAAGTATCTTTGACGCTCCACCGAGGGCTGCACTAGGACTGCACACGGCAAAATTCTATAAAGGATAAATTATTAGGTCCATGTTTTAGTTCCCTTAAAAATTTGAACCCAAGGAACTTAAGAAGTTTTAAGTGAACTCTGTTTCGTTTATCAACGATATTCCAGAGCAACTTCTCTTTTCTACTTTTCACAAATCTCTTAGCTTCTCTAGCAAAGGTATGTGGATATTTAAGGATCGCTGGTGTACAGAGCATCCAGATCTGCCCATCTTTATATACGCCAGCTAGTCCAGCTATTTCACCATTCGGCACTTTGAAATACACAGAGTCACAGTTATTAATTCCTACGACTATTGCATTCTCAGGATCATGTCCATGACCCTCAGCTACTTCCGAACGATCCTCTGGTAACAAATTAGAAGCTACATAAAGAGCAGCTTCCAATGTTGCAGGGTGAATGTATTTAGACACGTTTATATGATTTGTTTGTATATTGTCCTTCCCACTGATACGACAGCATTGTTGCTGGTGATGGGTGTTCTGAGGACACAGTAATCTTTAAGGTTTTATTTCTTTCGTAAGTCGGTATAGTTTCTACATCTTCAGCTAAGAAAGTAGGAGAGTTAGCTGTTTGTTGGTTAGCCCTGTTAACTTCTCTTACCTCGGCATACTGTGGTTTACCATCTCTATCCAAAGTAAGTTTATAAATACCAATATCACCAAAGTTAAACTTGACTCTATGGACTATCAGATCAGCTCTTGTATCAGATCTAAACTTATCACCATCTTTATAACCAAAAAATATTGTAGGAATTTCAACTTGCATATTAAACAAGTAACCAACAATAAATGTTTCTCCTGACCAATTACCATCGATCACTAAGTTCGATCCACTAACTGTTATTTCTGCATATCTACCTAAGTTGTTATTTGCAGTATCAACATCGTAAGCAACTAATTGTTTTGTACTCTCTAAGCCATCAGGTTTAGGGAATGTGGTTTTATTTGTAGCGGAATCATAGGTATTGCCAGCAGTAGTTACCGACATTGCATGATCTAAGTGAATAGTAAATGTCTCTCCAGAAGTTACATAATTACCGTCAGTATCCTGTTTTATTGAATATTTTAGTAATTGATCTTTGTTGTTATTTCTCACTACTACATGTAATGCATCATCAAGCATGCAGTGATAGATGATAGTACCAGTAACAGTCCAGCTAAACCATGCTGCTAAAACTCTTTTATTTCCTGAGTCAAAATATCTGTATGCAAATAACTTGTCAGTACCAACCTCGCTGAAGAAAATAACATTATTCTCTCTAGATGATGAAATTAAAGTTAGATTTTTATCTAATAATTGAGATACTACCTGACTCTGGTTAACAACAATAGGTTCTCCCTCACGCCTAATATTAGACATTTCAAAAAATCTACTGTTTTTACCAGCATTATCTAAGAAACCTATGGTTGTACCTAAAGATATTGGATTTGTTTTATGGTTAAAGTTATAAGCTGCTAATGCGTTAATCTTTGCAGTATTAGGGTTTAATACGTCACTATCTGTTGTCAGCATAAATTGCTGATTTTTAGTAAATATGACTAATCCTGAGTTAACTTGTATAGCATCAAAAACAATAGCTGGAAATGTAGAACTACAGGATAAATCTATTGGATCTATATTGGAAAATGTGGTTGCAGTTTTTGCCCAAAAATTAAAAAAATCTCCAGGTCTGGACATGATTATGTTTGCACCACTAAGCATTACTAAACGGTTTCTGAAGAAAACCATCTTGTTAATTGATGCATCAACAAAACTTGGACGAGGGTTTGTACCATCAACAGCTGTATCTCCTACAAGTGCCTGATCCCAGTTGACTGTGCCTAAAGTAAATGTAGTAGCGTTAGTTCTAACTAACTGGAGTGGCATTGTATTTGCATCAAACTCGATTTCTACATCTGGTTTGGCACACTCTTCCCATACACCATTTCCATCTCTACCGTTATTTCCTTCAAATCTTACGTAGTAATCATCTTTTTCATCTGCACTATTTCTAACTAGCAATACCATTCCATGTTTACACTGTCTTGGTAAGTCATCTACTACCAGTACACTTCCAGCTGCAACATTCATCAGCTCTGAGTTAGGAGCTGTCATATTGAAACTTCCCGAAGGTCTAGTTATATAGATTCCATTACCTATGATCTGTACATTTGCGCTGGTGAAATTACCTGTAGCTATGATCTCAGATCTTAAAGTACCAAGAATAGATTCAGCTGTAACAGTAGTCTTAGTATCGAAAGATGTAGGGTTAGGTCTGATTAAACCAAGGTTTGCTTGTACACTCGCAGTACTGGTTTCGTCGATAGTTATCTTGTAATAACCATCTTTCATATAGACATAGAAATAATCTCCTGTCTGCCAACCTTCTCCTCCATACAACAAATCTACATTGCTGGTGTATCTAGTTCTGTACTCAACGTTAGAGCCAGAACCTACCGGTGTGGACTGACCAGTTGTAGTAATTCTGAAATATAAATTAGATCTACCAGTCTGTCCTGATTGATTAGATGAATTATAAATATTTACTTGATATGAAAAATCAGTACCTCCATCTGTAGATACCGCATCATTATCAACTAAGGTGCCTCCACTAGCTACTTCAAATATTCTAGTACCAACGTTAGGAGCTACATCATCATCGTTCGGTGAAGCTGTTGAAGCATCACATCTGGTTGTGTTATTAACTCTGGCTGTATGACTTGCTATTGTTCCATCACTATTACAGTAGTTGTTACTAGATCTAACTAGCTCACCACTTATTCTTGTGGCTGTACTGACATCTTGAAAGTTTGTATTGTCAAATATATTTAATGAATATTGAGTAGCATATTTAATTTGATCTAACTCTAGAAACACTTCCGGCGGTCTGACGGGTGCCTTAGTAGATGACATGGTTACAGTCTTCAACCTATTAGTTATGAACGTAAAATCATTGATAGTTAAAGTCTGTATATCTTCGTCATCACTGTGAGTTAGATAAGAAGCCATTGCTGTAGTAGAGCCAACAACATTCATCTCTGAACCGTCGCTGCATTTCCACATATTGATATCGCCAGTTCTACTAACTTGACCTATATATTGTTCAGCTTCATCTCTGTAATAATGAAACCATTTTCCATTTGTTTGGGAATTATTAGTCCCATCACTAAGTGATTTTATAAATTGACCAGAGGGACGTTTAAGCAAACCATGTGTTACATCAGGTAATACATTGTCTGCAACATTAACCTGTCCTGGAATTTTGAGTTCATCAGGCTGCTGCGAGATTCCCCCTGTTAATGTTGGTACTAATTGTGTAACACTTGCCATTATCTAATTAAGGATTTGTATGGTTGATAAGATCTATAGACACTATTCTTTGGCCAACCAAGGAAGGAGTGATCACCTTGCTGTGTTTCGTATTCCATTAAGGAAGCACGACATAAGGCTTCTTGCTGTTGTAATAGTTTTACTAGGTCTGCATTTGTAACTAGCTGAGTAGCTGCTCTGGTAGAGGAGCGAGCAATGATATATCTCTGAAAAACTGAAGGTACATCTTCAAAGTTATATAGATAAACAACATCTAATTCCAAGTCATGGTCAAAGACATCTGTGTGATTTACCTTGTCATATAATTTGCCGTTTCTTTTTACTACATCCATATGTCTATCAACTTGACCTTCATTAATGTCGTAGCGTAGATAGTCTTTTGGTATGGTTATATTTCCGTTTGCATCTGGACTAACTTTTACATGTTCTTCTGTATTAAAGTGCCAGCCTTCGTTTAAACAATCCTTAGTTACTTCAGATAAAATATTATAAATAAATGAAATTTCTGGATTTTGAAAATTAAGAGTGGTTATAGGTGATTGACCTATGCTACCCAAGATAGAATTAACTGCGGATAGTTCGGTATCGGTTGCTATTGGAGTAGTCATAGATAAAAAAAAAGGGACCCGAAGGTCCCGATAAAATGAATAAATTAGAATGCAGAAGGAGCTGTTGCACCAACATATAATTCTACAGCAGCAGCTGGGTTTAGATAGTCTGCGCCCATAGCTAGTCTGCCAAGGATAACATCGCCTTGGTATACCACTGAGATGTCTCCAGATGTAACCTGTACCTGAGGACCGATTGCTTCTACCACACCAGCAGCTTCCTTCTGGAAGATTAATCCACAAGACTTAGCTCCTACTTCAGCAGTAGTACCGTAGTCATTGTTGATTCCTGTTGATGCACCAGATGCGTTCTCAAGTGCGTTACCGATTCTGTCACCCATGTTAGATGGTGAAGTCTTACCTGTAGTTCCGCCAAATGCAGTACCATATTTGCCTAAGAAAGGAATATTCATAGACTTATAAATGTGAATACCAGCGATCTCTACAACTCCATTACCACCTTGTAGTGCAGTACCTTGCACGTCTCTATTAACTAGACCATTATTACCAATATCAGTTATGAGGGAATAATATTGCCTAGGGTTCAATACCGCGCATCTACCTTGGGAACTCACTCCTTTTTCGTCTAGAGCAGCAGCTGCATCATAGAATGCATTTACTAGGTTGCTCGCAACGTAAGCGTCAGAATCATTAGTTGTAGAACCAACTCTGATCTGTGTTCCGCCAGGTTCTTTGAAGTTATTCTTTGTGATTGGAGAAGCACTTCTAGCTCCTCTTGTGATTGCTCTAAAGATTAGGCGATCATACTTCTCTGCAAGAGCGTAACCAATCTTACGAGAAATCTCACCCCTCAATTCAAAATGTGCAAGTGTTTCATCTAGTTCATAAACGAATGCACTTGAAATGAGTAGGTCGTCTACAGTTATAGTTTTTTCTGCGACTGGAGGTGCGCCGTCACTATTACCTAAGATTGAATTTCCAGGGGTATGGAACTCAGCAGTTGTACTACCGGTGTAGATGAACTGAAGACTCTTACCGTTCTTCAATGTTCTCTTCATAACCAAGTCACGAGCGATTGCTTCGTGCTGGAAACCCTTAAACATCTCGCCTGAGAACAGACGAAGGTAAAGTGCTCTAGCGTCACCTGTTGAGTTTGACTGACCTTGACGTGTAAGTGAGGTAGTCAAATCTGATGACTGATGAGCCATGATATTTGCTTAAAATGTAAAGGTATATTTGCTTGTCTCTTCGATCGAAAAGTTGTGAGTCTTAATTGGACTCGTTTATATTGTGGTCTATCCCACCGTCTAGACGGCTGATGAGTATCCGCGTACGGGTCAAAAGCCAAATTGAATAGGGAGGACTTGCACCTCCCAGATCGCTTAACCGATTATTCTTGTGTAAGCAACGCCACGATATACGAAAGTAACTTTCTTCATGGTTATCTCCATATACCTAAGCCCCGTTCCATGCTTAGGAGTCATGCGTCCCCGAAGGGATGAACGGACGTAGCGTTAGTAAGAAGGATCACCCTCGGGTTCTTTTAGTTCCTGTTTAGGTTCCTCTTCTTTTGTTTCTTTAGTTTCTGGCTCAGGAGTAAACCAAGTTACTGATGCCTGAGCTTTATTAGTTTGATGTGGCATGTTGTTCCAATGTCTTATCACCCCAGAACAAATAAATAAGTTGGTTAAAAAAGTTAAATAAATTAAAATTTTTTCAACCAATTTCTGGGGAGGTAAGGGCAATTTGCGAGGATCCAACATTTGCTAAATCAAGTGGAAAGTTATGTGCGTTTCTTTCGTGCATTACTTCAAAGCCAAGGTTCTGTCTGTTAACAATGTCAGCCCATGTAGGGATAACTTTTCCATTAACGTCTACAACAGACTGGTTAAAGTTAAATCCATTAAGGTTGAATGCCATTGTGCAGATACCCATGGATGTTAGCCATATGCCAACAACCGGCCAAGTACCAAGAAAGAAATGTAGAGCACGAGAATTATTGAAAGATGCATACTGAAAAATCAATCTACCGAAATAGCCATGAGCTGCAACGATGTTATATGTCTCTTCGTCTTGACCAAATTTATAGCCATAGTTCTGTGATACCTCGTCCGTTGTCTCTTTAACAATCGAGGAAGTAACAAGACTTCCGTGCATAGCAGCGAACAAAGCTCCACCGAATACCCCAGCAACACCGAGCATGTGGAACGGATGCATAAGGATATTGTGTTCTGCTTGGAATACGAACATGAAGTTAAAAGTACCAGAAATACCAAGAGGCATACCATCACTGAAACTTCCTTGTCCGAAAGGGTATACAAGAAAAACCGCTAGAGCTGCTGACAATGGAGCTGTGTATGCTACAAAGATCCAAGGTCTCATACCTAGTCGGTAAGATAGTTCCCACTGTCTGCCAGCGTATGCTGCTACTCCTATTAAGAAGTGGAAGACAATAAGTTGATATGGTCCGCCGTTGTATAACCACTCATCTAAAGAGCCGGCTTCCCAGATCGGGTAAAAGTGCAGTCCTATTGCATTGGAGCTTGGAACTACTGCTCCAGATATAATATTGTTCCCGTACATTAACGAGCCGGAAACTGGCTCACGTATGCCATCTATATCTACAGGCGGTGCTGCGATGAAGGCGAGTATAAAACATGTTGTTGCAGTGAGTAAGCAAGGGATCATAAGCACACCGAACCATCCCACATAGAGACGGTTGTTGGTGCTTGTTACCCATTCGCAAAACTTCTGCCAGTTACTAGATGCTTCTCTTGTTACTGAGATTGCTGCCATTAGAATAATCCTGGAATTATTTGGCCAGTTGTTGCGTAAGCTCCTAGAGCTGCAACGATACCGAGCATTGCTGCCCAGCCATTAAATCTTTCTGCTTCTGGTGTCATTAGTTTTTGTTTTGGAATAAGTTGTATGGGTGGTTCGTAAGGATATTCGTTATAAAGTAAATTGTCTAAGTCTCTGGTCTTCACGGTCCGACCATTAACTGTACGCATCTACCTGTCTTGGGGTCCCTAGCGAATCCACTAGGGCATGGACGTAAGTGTTTAGTCTTTTTCCCCAAGGAAGAATTTTTCTTTCTCATTTTTTCTTTTTTTTCTTCTTTTTTTTAAGAATTTTTAATTTTTCTAGAAGTCCTTCTGCTTTAGATCTGTCTATTTTTTTAGCAGCTCCAGCATCTTCATACATTTCTCTTCTAGCTTTTAATTTTTCTGCTAAGTTCATTAGAAATCTAAATCTGATCTGTCTAATTTTGCTATGACATCATCCCTGTATGCAGGGTCAGCCTCATAACGTGGGTCTCCAATAGCAGCTACTAATTCAGCTTGACTACGGAAAGTATCTCCTCCAGATCTAGCTGGCTTACCTTGTAAGGTTGTGCCTTCAAATCCATTGGCATCGGAGTATTGAGATTTCAAACCAGCTATTGCCAACTTGATCATCTCTACATTTCCTGTTTGTACAACACCATCGAATGCTTCGATCTGTGATCTACCTAAGTTTTGACCAGCCCATGAAACTATCTCGTTGTATTGTTTCTCTCCACCTACATAGTTTTGTACTTGGTTAACTTGTGCGTCAGTCATCTCTACACTTTGAGGCTGTTGAGCTGGAGCATTTTTTAATGACTCGACATACGCATTAACTAAATCCTTACTACTCATAGATGAAAACTTCTCAATAGTTTCATCAGACAAAGTATTGTCATTGGCATAGTACTCAGCAGATGCATCAGATATTAATGCCATCGCTGGATTGTCTGTAGCTTCTGGTTCTTCTACTTCTTGGGTTTCGTCCCCTTGCCCTTCTTCTTGTACGGCATCGTTATCTCCTAGTTTCTTTTGTAATTCGAGGTAAGCATTTTCTAAGTCTTTTGTATCTTTATACTTACCAGCTAGAAGCCCTTCATGTTCTGCTTCTAATTGCTCACCAACCTTCAGAGAGTCCTGTTCCTCTGGGGTAAGGACTTCTGTTTCTGGTTGGGCATCTGTAATGGTAATTGTTTGTTCGTCTGCCATTTATTCTTCTGGTGGTGGTGCCTGTTGTTCGCCAGCTATTTGTTGTTGCATCTCAGCAGCAAGCTGTGGATTCTTCTGTGGGTCCATCATCGGAGTACCAGCTAATTGTCCAGCTTGATCTACTAGAGATTTCTGAGTAGCTTGCTGTTGTGCTTGTTGCATCTCTTGAGCCATCTGCTCTTGAGTCTTAACAAGGTTCAAGATATCAATACCTTGAGCAGCAGCTAACCTCTTGATTGCTTCTAGTGGCTGTACATATTTCATCAAAGCTTCTGGTCCAAGGGTCTGTGCAATAGTCCCTATGAACTGGGTCAATGATTCTCTATCTTGTCCTCTACCCAAAGCATTAATACCAGCTACGATTGTAGGTCTGACTATATCTTTAGGTAACTTAGGTATCTGATTACTTCTTTGTAGTACTAATAAAATTCTACTTAAATATGGTTTCAATAGGTCATCCGTTAACAAGCTGAAGATTCCTCCAAGCTGTTGTTCTAGTTCTAACTGAGTAAGGCGTACCTCCTCTGCTGTAACTCTTTCGGCATTTCTTATATTCATAACTAAGAATGCTTCTTTCAATCTTCTTTCGATAGAGACAGTCATTCTTTCTGCTGTTGCAAAATCTGCTGTCTTGCCTACTTGGACGACCTGTACGTCTTCTGCCCTTCCTTGCACGATTGCTCCGGAACCAGCCTTTGCAATTGTTTGAGGTTTCGTGGTTGAAGATGGACTGACGAGAAAGATTACTTTAGCTGCGGCTGCACTGCCTTCGACTAAAGCTTGGGATAAACCTTCTAAAGTTTTAAGGTCCCCAAGAAACTCTTCTACTCTGCCACGACCGTAGTCTTCTCCGTCCACAGTATTGAAGCGTAAAACGAGCCAGGGACTGGCGTCTTTAGGTGCAGTGCTACGGCTTTTAGGTAGTACTTTATTGAATACTTCCTGATGCCATTGCCACCTACCGTCAACTAATTTGACATAGGTGTAGACCTCGACGTCATCCTTATCGCTGTTCTGTGTTTCATCAACAACTGTGTTGGGAACTTCTTCTGGGATATCAAACTCTAATACCTTTCTACTAATTAATTCTTTAGTGACTATTTCTAAAACGTTACCGTTACCATCTCGGTTAACGACATACCTTGAAAGGGGAAATGTTTTTAGACCATCTTTACCCATAAAGATTAATGCATTGCCACTAACAATTAAATGTTTAAGTGCTTGATGAACAGTCACCCTGTCACTTGATGCAGCAATGTAGTCCATGATCATCTTCTCAATCTTAGAGAAGGACAAATCAAGTTCTCCTTTTACTTGTGGGTTATTAAATTCTTCGCCTAATTTATCTTCTCTTACTTGGAGTTTGAAGAAGCTTGTCTGCGGAGGTAGGACTGCGAGCATAAGCTTCGCAGCCAAAGTCACAGTGCAGGAAGCTCCTACTGATTGCCAAGGTACCTTTAAGGATTCGTGGTTTGGTTTTGAATTTGTGTCGTCTTGTATAAGGTAAGGCAACGTGAGTTCGGAACACTCAATAGCTTTATCTAAGAACTGTCTTCGATCTCTGCTTAATTGATTGTACCTTTCACGTGCTGTTGTCTTCAATTATTTATTCCTCCGCCCTGCCCTTGGTTGGCAGTGTTATTAGTCTGTGGTTGTAAAGGTATCATTAGCTGACTTGAACCAGTTGCGTTTTCGCCCTGTGCTCTCTTGTTACTAGCTTGTTGTACCTGTGGGTTTACTTCCTTCTCAACTGGCTCCGGTGTTGGTATTGGAGCTGGAGGAGCAGGAGGTACTGGTGGGGGTGGTGGTAATGGAGCTGGTGGTGGTGGTGCTGGGTTGCCCCCTCCAAAAATACACATTAGATTTCTTCCTCCATGATGGATCTTATATATTCAATGACGCTGGCCTGTCCAGCTCGGTACATTATTGTCTGTACATCTTCTTTAGGATGGATCGGCTTCCATCCAAAATTTTCCTCAAGATTATTTATAAGCTTGTCTAACCTATCGTTATGAAGCCTAAGCGTATTGAGGGAGATTTCGGTTGTCATGCTCAAAGAACGCCGGCATTCTGCCAGCCTTAGTTTCGTTTAATTGTGGTGCTTTGCCTTCATACATAAGGCGGTCGCTTGCATCGAGCCAAAATTTTTTGCTCAAATATTTATCCTCATTGTGCATAGCCAGTGGCTGCATGATCCAATTGATCGTAGCCTTCCTTAGTTTGTCTAGAGATGGACTAGGTGTTAGCCCTAACTCTAGTGATACCAGGGAGTTTGTTGCCACATGGACTTGTTCGTCACGGGAGATGTCTGCCGAAACAGTCATCAATCCAGAGTCTCCATTGAATCTGAAGAATGGTAAGAGAACAAAGAATATAGCTCGCTCTATAACAAGAGCTTTTAATATTGTGTGATCAGCATGTTGCATCCAAGCATCTCTTAGGCGTAGTGCCTCAGCTTCAGCTTGATCATTTACGCCGTGGGCGTTGGTGATGTATCCGAGTGCGAGGTCATGCTTGATCTCATCTTTCACGTTTGATTCCAGAAGTTCTCTAGCCTTCTCAGGAATTTCATCGAGTGCTTCTGATATGAAGTCGCCAACTGGTAGTTCCATGTGGCGTACTGCAAGAGCACGGTAGATGGTTTCTTCTGCTCCATCTTTAAATTTTCCTTTGGTGGTTTGGACCGGTGTCCAAGTTCTTTTTCTTTTTAATAATTTTTCGTAAGGGTTCATTGTTGACAGTCACAACTCATTTCGTCTGGTTTGTTGCTCATTATGTCTGCCAAGTAACTTTCTATCTCTGACTCATCCAGTGCTGCGTAGGCATCTGACTTATCTTGCGTATCTGAAATAACTTGAAGTGCATAATAAAGAGAAGTCTGTGGTGATTTCATCCACTCTTCTATAAATGCCTCATCGTAAGTCACCATGTCGCTCCAAGAATTGAAGCTATAGCCATGAAGCAAGCCTGTTTTATCTAGCATCAACATGATGTTGTCAGCTACTTTTTTGTATGCATCCCAGCCTACTTCGCTGGCAATTTCTACGTCTCCGTATTCGTATCTGGTAACGCCAAACTCTCCTGAGTCTCGGTCGACTACACGACTGATGGGTGGGGCAATTTCTGGTGTAGAAGTGAACCCTTCTAGATCCTTACTTCTATATGAACATGATGCAGTAGGAGCTATGGCAAATGCTCTTACCATATTATTTTTTCTGGCTATGTTCGCTGCATCTTCAATTGCAAAAGATAATTCTCTTGCTGCATAGCCGGCTGGTGAAAACTCAAACGGGACGCCTGAGTTTATTTTTTCTAGTTCGTTTCCGAATTGTTTGTAGGTGATGTGGTTTTGTCTGAGGAAGTTGGCCAAGCCAAGCATTCCGAACCCGACTTGCCTATCGATACTCGAGGGTAAGTATTCTCCAGACCCTCCAACACCTGTTCTGCCATGAAGATCGCACAGCTCGGACATACCTTTAGAGAAAGTTTCTCTGAGGTCGCGCACACTACAGGCACCGAGATTGGCATGCTGGAGCAAGCAAGTTCCACGTGAGGGCAAGTAAACTTCCAAGCAAACGTTTGAGAAGATTCTGTTGTTTTTGTCATCGTATTTTACTTTGTTGAGCCAAATGTCCCCTGCTGCAATTCCTCTAAGTATTGCTTCCTTTGTTCCAGCTTCTGTATTAGCCCACCACTCTGGGGTGACGTCAACACATCGCTTAACCCATGGGAGTTCTGATCTTTTTGCGAGCACGAACTCAAGAATATCGGGGTGATTAATATCAAGGTGCAAGACACAGGCACCATTGCGGTACGTACCGCCTCTTCTAAGTATTTCATTTAATGTTGAGTAGATTTTTCCGAAGGACACTGGGCCGCTTGCAACAAGCGTGTCAGGTCCCTTATTTGTTTCTGTTCCTTTGGGTCGCAGTTTCGACAGGTGGACTGCAACTCCTGCTCCAAAGCGCAGAGCATGCGATACAAATCGCCAGCTGCTTTCGATTCCATTTGGTCCTTCCATTGAATCTTCAACTACGAAGATTGTGCATGATACGGGTAGACGTGAGGTGGGATTATCAATCCATTGCTGGACCCTTCCGGTCCTAGCTATTGTTTCTGGTTCGGTATTCAATTTCGTTCTGTAGGTAGTGGACGGCTTTTTGTAAATCTTCAATATCGTTATGTTTATATCCGGCTCTGCATATGTATTTGATTACGTTTCCGAGGTGGAATCCAAGTCCTTGGTCTCTAATAAAATCCCAAACATCAATGGAACCTCGTCTGTAGTACGACGGTCCGTGGTCGTTGGTGGTTTTGGCCATTTTTCTATAAGGTTTTTTACACAATTTCCCAAGACAAATGCTTGCTCCTGTAGAGCTAGAAGGACAACAGTTATGTCCTCCTTTTTTGTCTCAGGTTTTGAGCATTGGATTTCAAGCTGGCGTAGCTTCAAGTCTTGCTCCATCGTTAATTCTGTAACCGGTCGTGGGGGTCCAGAGTATGGGTTCTTTTTTTTCTGAGTCATAATCATCGACAGTTAATATCCGAGCGAGTCTTGCATTAACTAATGCATCCTCTTCTGTCATGCCTTTCTCTTCAAACGTCTCGACTACAGCTTTCCATGTGTAGCCTTTTAATTTAAAGATTTGTTCGGCACGTTTTATCCCAATTCCTGGCACACCGCTGTAGCCATCAGTGTTGTCGCCACTCATAGTTTGTATGAGATGCCACTTAGCACCCTCTTCTGGAGTAATGTCTACGGTTTCTTTGAAGTCATATAACTTGCCAGCTATCTGCCTCATGTCCTTATCGGGAGAGACTATAACGTTGTCTGGGAACTTGGTTGCGTAGATACCTAATGCATCGTCAGCTTCTAATCCTTCCCGAACTATGACCTTATAATCTTGTTTAAGTTTGTTTACTACCCTTTTGAATCCACAGGGCTTTTTTCTATTTCGATGCCCTTTGTATTCGGGAAAAATTTTTTTCCTAAAATTATTAGGGCTTGTAAAAAATAGAATAATTTCAGAAAATTCGCCAAATTCTTGTTTTATTTTGTCTAACTCTCTTTGAACACATTTGTATGCTTCGCTGAAGCTAGAACTAACAACAATTACGTCATCTCCGTAATCAATCTCTGTTTCTGTAGCTGCACAACATTTATAAACAATGTAATCGCAATCAATCAGTAATTTCATTCCCAAAACTCCTCCAATCCAACTGGTACTTTCTTTGAATGCCAATAAACTCTTTCAGTTATTGGATTTACGCAAATCATGTAAACATCGTCAGGAAGTTTGCTTAATCTGGGATTTGGGTAGTAATTATCCTTATATCTTTTAGTGTCAACTTTTACATCGCACTTATAGGACTTTCCATTGATGTGGAGGATCAAATCATAAGGTCCTACTTTGTAGGCATTCCTCGAAACTTCACATTCTTTTCTACTGGCTTTATATAGGACTAAATATTCCCATGAGTCGCCATTTCTATCTATTTTTTTCATAAATTAATGTACGTCTGCCCATGTCTCTCCATGCTTCGCATCAGCGGCGATTGGGCATCTTAGGTTGTAGTATTCTCCAGCTAGAGTTGCTGACGCTTCTAGTCCATACCTTGTGGAGATGATATCTTTTGGTTCGCATTCAAACTGCAATTCATCGTGGATGAAGGCTAGTTGATGTGTGTGAACATTATTTTTTTTGAATAAATCGTTAGCTATTACCATCCAACGTTTTGCGATGACTCCTGCGGAGCACTGCAAAAGGTAGTTAAGACTCTTGTGAGTTGAGTCAACTGGTACACGCCTTCCATCGATAGCTTTCAACCATCCACCTGATCCCTTCTTTACGACGGCATCCTGTAGTTCAGCTAATCCATCAATTGCTTCGACGTATGCTTTGCGAATTTCTTTTCCTTTCTTCTTAGCCTGATCTGAGTTCAAGGTGCTGTCGTACGACAAACCTAGTCGCTCATTGCCCGAACCATATAAGTAGGCATAGGTTACAGTCTTGACTTGTCTTCTCGAGATGCCAATCTTATCAGCGTTTATCTGATGAATGTCATCGTTAAGTAGAAGGTCGGCATATCTGCCACCGTCATATCTCGCTAAATAATGAGCGAGTAATCGTAACTCAATTTGAGCTAAGTCAGATCCCACCATTACCAGTCCTGGACTGGCTTTGAAGAGTTCTCTAAATTCTTTGGAAGCAGGAACCTGTGCGAGATTCGGCTTACGATGGGCACATCTAAAAGTATTAGTTGCCATAGAGCAATGGTGATGTAATCTTCCATTACCAGTAACAAGCCTGTTGTAGGCGTTCACGCCGTCGGATATCATTCCAAGCTGCTTCTTTATCGTCAAACATTTCGCACATTGAAGCGAGAAGGGAATATTTATCTCCGTCAATGTAGTCTCGTCGATAATTGGTTTCCCAGTCGCTGTGGTCTTGGTCAGTTTGACATTCAAACGATTCGTCAGAATCCATGCTATGTGATCTCTTGATGTTGGGTTAAATTCTTTTAGTCTTTGGAGCTGTGCTCCTTCTCTGTATCCTTGGGATGAGTTATCTCGTTTAGGAGTGAACAACGCTCCTCCAATGAGAGGGAATTGTTTTTGAAGTATTTCAACAAGCTCTTCCATCTCTCCTCGGAGATGTGATTCAAGTTGCTGACTTTTCTGTTCATTAAATGACCATCCATGTATTTCCTGATCTGTCAGTATCTGTGCGACTCGATGTTCTAATTCACACGAGTCATCAAGGGGCGGAAGTGCTCGCATAATTTTTTTGTAACTTGTACGTCTTGTACGCAATAATCTTGCATTTCTTGTGACCACTCTTTCCAATCTGTGGTCTTACCAAACTCTCCTTTATATTCGCCAAGGCGATAGCCATAGCTTTCTAAACTATGTCTTCCATAAAGTTGTAGTGGCATTCTTGGTATATTCCTTCTCTTGTCTATATCCATCATGTTTGGATGGTACAGCCTAGATAGAGTAAGAGTATCAATAACAGTCCCACGAGGCTCAAACCAAGAGTAACTTTTCCGAAGAACAGGTAGATCAAAAGAAATAATATTATGGCCGACAATAACATCAGCTTCGGATAACCAATGACAAGCTTCCGTGATCGGTCCGCATTGATCACCCTGATGATTAAATACGAATGTTTCTTCTTTCTGGGCGTCATAGATGGCGATGCAATGTATCGTAGAAAAGTCATGTAATAGTCCGTCAGTTTCGCAGTCAAATATCAGCATCTGTTTTTCTGACATTCTTTTTCTTTTTAGGTTTTTCTTTTTTTTCAGAAGTCTGTACTGGGACAGAAAACTGGGTCCGTAGTTTCATTGAATTTACAGGTAGATTTATCGTATTTAAGTGATGCAGCTATACCTGTCTCCCCTGAGTATCTATTCTTTAGAACTCTCAGAGTTGAGACGTCAGTATCTGCTTGTTGGTCACGCTCTAAAGCGACGACGGTATCAGATAACTGGCTTATACTTGCTGATCCTCTCAGCATTCCGATGCTGACTTTCTGGCCATCTTCTATGGCTTTATCTCCTTGTGCTCTACGTAAGTGAGAAACTAGAAATAATTTAATTTTTGTACGTTCAACCAGACTTCTTAAATCAGTCATGGTTTTATCTATGGTGCGTCTCTCATCCATACTCCCGTCCATGCCGGACAATAATATTGATAAGTGATCAAGGAAAACTACTTTTGTATCTAGGCCCAGAGCCATATATTCAATGCGACTGTAGATAGTATCCGAAGATAAGCTACCAAAATGGTCGTATAGATAAAGGTTCCAACCAGCGATAGTGGAATCGTAGGCATTTTTCAAAGTGGAATAATCATGTTCGCCAAGGTGCAGGGCTTTACCCACAGCCACTGACATAAGTCCTAAAGCTGTTCGCCTGTTGGATTCCTCCAATGCGATGTACCCGACTTTTTCTCCCGAGTTGAGTAACTCAGTTGCCAGCTGTCTACAGAATGTAGATTTGCCTTGACCAGTTCCAGCTGTAATCGTTGTCAGTTCTCCATAGCGTATGCCATGGGTCATAGATTGCAGTCCAGGAAACGGATATTGGTGATCACAAGGTGGACTAGGTGTGGTTACTTCTTCTAATAAAGACTTACCATCAACTATGCCGTCGGGCTGATATTCCTTAGCATCCCAGATAGCTCTTCTAATAGCATCTTTGTCGTCCGCTTGCAGTGCGTCGGATGCATCTTTGTACTGTTCGAGTCGTGCGATCTTGACCTTCCCCAGAGGGAGGATCGATGCAGCTTCCTCGCATGCTTTTCTTCCTGCATCATCGTTATCAAAAAATAGAACTATTTCCTCATAGCCTTGTAGTAAAGGTATTTGTTTCTGAAGGTCCTTTTTGGCTGCCGCTGCCCCATGTGGTAGCGAAACCATCGGCCAGTTTTCCATCGCTTCATAACAACTAGCGGCGTCCAGTTCGCCTTCAGTAATGACGATACGCTTACCGCTGCTAGGGAAAAGATGTTGACCAAATAAGGTATCAGTGGAAACTCCTTCATATTTAAAGTCTTTCTGTTTACTCTTTACTTTGAATCCTTTAAGACATCCAGAGCTGTCGTAATAAGGGAATCGTAGGTATGCCTCGTCTCTGTATATTTTGTAAAATTGGCATACTTTCTCGCTAATTCGTCGTTTTTGCAGCCTTTGGGCTGATCCTTTGAATTGAACATTTGGGTGCATTGTATGTGTGTGATTATCGTTGTCACCAGCCACGTAGGTCTGGCAAGCAAAGCAGAAGCTGTGACCATCTGAGTAAATGCTGTTAGCGTCAGATGATCCACAGTTGCTGCAAGGTTCGTGTCTTATAAATTCGCTTTCTGTCATGTCAGCCAATCTATGGGTATCGCATGAAAGGCGCACCATTTAATTCCATATCTGGTACACCACTTCGCGTAGGTGGTTTTCGATTTTTTTGAAATCTTTTTATAGGGATCTTGAAACACGATCCTCAAATCTATATCCGGATTCTCGAGCATTACTTGTTTTATTTTGCGTCGATCTTCTGGTCTCCAATATCCTTTAGTCTCTAGTATTACGCCGTTGGGCAGTACGAAATCTGGTGTATAAAGGTGCTGAATTGTATATGCCAAACTTACGCTTTCATATTCATAATCAACACCTAGTTCACATAAGAGATCAGAGACTTTCTCCTCTAATCCTGATTTGAACATTAGAAATCATCATCCTCGACAGAGCTAGGTGCCAGGTCTGGACTGACGTTTGGGTCTTCTGCTTTGAATCCAGCAGTCTTACCAAACAATTCAGCTACGCCATCTTCGTCTAAGTCACCGGTGTCTACACCAGCTCCTGCCTGTATGGATACAACTTGTATTCCAGATAGCTTGAGTGATGTGCCATAGGTTACGCCGTCTCTAAGTATGTATGGCTTCTGATGAAATCCAATCTTAACTTTTGATCCTTCATAAACTGGTGTATCTAGATCTTTTATGAGAACGCCTTCTGTATCTACAACAGGTGGTTTCTTATCTTCGGCCCATGAAAACTTAACTATGTACTTTCCTTTCTCTACCTCTTCCCATGGTTCGGGACGGCATGTGGCTCTCTTTGGATTCTTTAACTTTGACTCTGCCCATTTAAGACAGTCAGTTCTTTCAGTCTCAAGTGCGTCAACTACTTCCTGACCGACAACAGCCTTCAAGGAGTAACCAAACTTACTTGGTTTTAATATCGCCTGATAGCCCTCAAGGGTTACAGGATCTTTCGTGATGTGTATTGTTCTTGGCATTAACAGAAAAAATAAGTGGAATCAATTACTTCGGACGGTTCAAGGTCTCCAATAATCGGTGGTTCAGACTCAGCTCCAATAGCTTGGGCAAAGTCACGTAGGTAGTCATGCTCTGCGAATAGATGCATGTATGTATTTCTTACAAGAGTGGAGAGATGGGTCATATCAGTTGCCCTACATAGAACGGAATCATGTATCAAAGCAATTGGTGCATGAAACTGTATGGCACTGAGTGCTAATAGACTTCCATCCATGGAATGAATCAGGTTTGGTGCTGTGGCGTTCCTGTGATGTCGTATGTCAACACCATCTTCACCGTCAGCTACCTTAATTTGTACTCGACCCAGTAACTTCAGCTCTATCGTTTTACGATTAGATTTCATCAATCGCTGGGTAACTTCAAATCCTGATGGGGTGGTCCATGATATCTCTTCAGCTCCTTTTCTTATGGCGTTTGCAACTTCAGTTTCTATCCATCGCATTGCCCTCATAGGCCCTGGCAGCACTAGCTCCATGGCTTCTCGGACAGCTTTGACCATCTGGGTCAGCTCGTCCTTTTCGACCTCGATGCCGACATCCTTAAAAGAATCTCTTATGTACTGCCTGTTGCTAAAAGGTTTAGCATTGTAGGGTATTGTCATAATTGTTCTTTTCACCCGACTCCTATCCCAGTGAGGGCGTAGTCTTTCGGGTATCTTATGTCTGCATTTATCAGCTATAACCTGATAGGCATCTTGAGGTTTATCACTAGGTAAAACATTTACTAAAGATGCTGCTGATTTATCTCTGCACAATCCAGCAAGTATCTGTATTCCTGAGCACGTGGCGTCAGTTGCTACACATAGACCTGTGGTCGTCCTTGATTTGGCAATGACTACAGCGTAGTATTCCTCGCATGCAGCTAAAAATTGCCATGGCTCGTCAGCAGTTTCCCAGTCTCCAATTGAATTTATTGGATCAGTTGCTACCCTAATAATTCTTTGTATATTCTCCTCTTCTTCTACCCAAGCCAGTCGATCACAAATGGTAGCTTTATCCAGACCAAACGTAGTGGCAACTTGGAATGCTAACCAGTGCTTACCTTCTTCAGTTATGGGAGCTTCGTCAGCAAATCTAACTAGGCTCTTCCCGAAGTCAGTGTCCTGACAAGTTAAGAATGAGGGTATGGGATATACTCGTCCCCGATAATCGAACGACATGGGCACGTAGTAGTCAATTCCTTTGAACTGCTTGACACAGTTCATAGTCATTCTTGTTCTACAACTAGCTCGAAATTCATTTTTATTTTTATTATGAAAAACGGCTTTTTTCTTTCGCCATTCTTTTCGTGCTTGCTCATTCGTATCTATATCAAACGGCTTCGGAGGTTCCGGATGATGGATGATTGGTCGGAACTTTCCAACCTCAATTCCTCTTTCCTCTAGTACCTCTGCAACCTCTACAGTGAAGTCATTTAATCTATATTTGACTTTCTGTATCAGGTTTAAAAATTCATAGATTTTTCTCCCCTGTATAACGTAGGGTACCCCCCTCCGAACCATCTCATGGCAATTGATTAGCTCGTTTAAATAGTAACCGCCATCTGCAAATTCATGCCAATCTCTAGGAGGAATCAACATCGGTAAAGATTGCGGAGAAAATAACTCAGTTATTCGTTTAATTTCCTCTGCATGTATTAAGAATGATTCGGTTGGAACTATTATCCAAGTTTGTCTTTTGCCTTCTATTTTTTTACTTTTATCGAACCAGCCGGAGGACCTACAGAAACAATCAAGAAACCAAGTTCCGATCTGTATCTTATGGTTTTGTCCCCATGCTTTCCATGGTTCGATTTCACTCTTGTTCATAAGAGTGGTCATTGATTTACGTTTGTAGTCAGTGCCCTTGGCTTGATGCCAGTAATTCTTTTTAAGAACGGCGAACAATCCTGGCGCAACCCTTTCGTAGTAACGCATCTGGGACTCTGCCTCCAATGCCGTACCAACAGCTAGAGCTATGTTGGTCAGCTGATCACTCTTTTTCTTGGGTGAGAATACTTTGTCAAATGTAAGCTTGGCTGTGATTGCAGCCTGTGATTCAGTATCGATGTCAAATATGAAAGGGAGTAGCTCGATAAGATGTCCAGCTCCTCCCGTTGCAATTTTCTTTCTTTTTTCCTTTTTTTCATTTATTTCTTTAATAAAATATGGCAGCAGTGAGTCAATTGATGACGAGCCGAAAACTGTGGCTGATGCATAATCCTTCTCTATTAACTTTTTAGTATCAGATCGAATCTTTTCTAGTCCACCTCGTATTTGCTTTCGCTCGAACTCCTGCTGTCTCTTCAGATCAGCTGCTTGCATTAATGTGTGTGATAGGTGTATTTACACGTCCGCTTATTCCATCCGACTGTTGCCTAAGTGGAGGAATAACTAATAAGAAAGGGACTGGGTTTTTGGCCCAATCCCTAAATATATGCAATTGTTCCACGTACGCTCCTTAGACGTGCGCGTCTACCAATTCCGCCACGTCCGCAAAGGGTTTTCGAGCATCGGCGGATGTGAAAACCTCATTATTATACGACGTGGAAGGCTGAAATTGGGGGTCTGCCGACACATACGCTGATGTGTTGTGAACCCTTGCCATTGCATATTTATCTTCCTCGGTTAAAACTTTTTGCATCTTTTGCAGCTCGCCTGTGTGGTAAGCCTTTGCGAGATTAACCAAGTCTCTGCTCTTCTGTTTGCCCAACGCTCTAGCATAACGTCTCGTAACTTCAACGGAACTGTGGCACATGATGTCACATACTCTGTCGATTGGGGTATCGATCATTAACAACGCACTACAGAATGTGTGGCGCAGCTGCTTCAATGGATACTGTTTGTCTTGAGGTAATGCGTAAGAACGATTCTTGTTAAACCAATAAGCAAGTTGATCTACAGTTTCCCAGTCGTCTCCAAAAACTAGAGCATCTTTATGCTTGTTTCTGATACGTGGCTCAAGTACTTCCTGTAGCTTGGGCATTATTGGTATAGGTACTATCTTGGAAGCTTTGTTTTGAAAACTTCTACCTATGTATAGCCAGCCGTGCTCGAGATCGACGTCCCTGGCTTTGATCTTAAGGATTTCACCACGTCTAGCACCTGACCATGCGAGAGCCAATATGATATCGGCCAGATCATCTCTGCCCATAAACTCATAAGATCTTGCATACTTAACCATTGCATCTACCTCGTCAAAGGTATAAACAATCGGTGTTTGCTGCGGTTCATGCTGACGTGCTCCTACAAAGCATGTAGGGAACTCCGGAATTAAGTGACGTTGAGCACAAAACAATAAGGCTGTCTTCACAGCGGATATCGACTTGTTGATTGTGGAAGGTGAACGGCCATTATGCTTCATCGTATTGATGAGCTTGTCCATTGCCATCCAGTCAATCATGCTGACGGCACAATTACCCCAGACCTTCTGCGGCCATGCGAGGTTATTGATGATAGTTTGACGCGACCTTGAGTGAACCCATTGAGGTCTACTCTTAAGGGCGTAGTCAATACACTGATTCAGTGTTTTAAACTGTTTGTTCGCCATAAAGAATTTGTTTCATGGTGTTTGCAAGTTGTCGACCTTTGGCTGTCAATTGAAGTATTTGTCTACGACGATTTGTCCTATCCCGATACTTGACAATCAAGCCCAGACCTGGTTTTCCTAGCCTATGTTGATCACTCAACCAATCAGTATTCCTGCTTCCGCTTGCACTAGATAATTCTAATTCTCTTTCCATATCGATTTTATTGCAGTCATCGTGACTAGCTACGTATAAGAAAGTGGCGATTACTTGAGCAGGAATTTCTTTGGAGTATGCGTTCTCAGAATTTCTAAAGGCTTCGATCGCTCGGGCCAACTTCTCCATCTGAGTGCATGTCACCGCCCTGCTTGGGTTGAGGTCTGACATTGGTGGTAGGAAGGGGTCTTGGTCTGTATTCTAAGTGAAGTCTTCCTATGTGGATAGAAAAATCAATAAAACTGTCATTTTCCAAGCCTACATATATGGAGCCAATACTGAAAAGGTTCATAAAGTCTTTTTAGTAGTTATTTGTCATAACAGGTAACTTAGAGTCTGATTGTATTTGTTGCAACATTATTTTTTGCAACTCCTCTTTATGTGGATGAGTTGACAATTCTTGTAACAATTGTTGCATCCGTTTGGTATATGTTTTGCTGTTCATAATAAAAATGGTTATCGTTTTATATCCAATCTGTAGGCGGTTCGGGGCTGAGGTGATACATCCCATCCATCGTAGCCATAGTTATAGACTTGTTTTCCCTCATCGCTTGAGTGATGCAAGCCTCGGCTCCGCGCTTGGTGTTGTAATATTTCTCAACGTACTTGCCAGTGTTGTTATCTCTGATTCTGATGATACCGAAGACAGAATCTGGAATGACATATTGATGACATTTCCACTCCTTCAGCTCTTCATAAGAAAGACTAGGCAAAAACTCTTCGGGTAGATCTCTTACGGCTCTCCAATTATTAGGAAAGTATTTTTGTCCTCTATTAGGTTTCTTTTTCATAATGGATATACTCCGGTTATATGTTTAACATCAATTAGCTCATATCCCCTGGTATCACACCAGTCTTGTGCTTTCCACGCTGCGTCTTCGTGATCGATAGCTTCCATTAGATGCCATCGCCAGTCTGACCAGTGAGGTAATACTTTAAATTCAACTTGATAAGAGTTCATAGTGACGCCTATAGATGTGTGTGAAGCCTGTCCTTGTTCAAGGGGGGTTTATTGACTGTCAGGCGTAGTCACAAAATCTTATTTGCAAATAAAGTGTCCAGTGCATTGAAACTGCCACTTAAATTCAAATAAGTCACCGTATTCCTGAGCGACTCTACAGTCGATGATACGGGCAATAGTCTGTCGGTCTGCGTCCGTGAGCACGTCGCAAACGTTAAAGTCTTTCGTGCGGCAAAGTTTCTTGTTATGCTCGTCCGCTTGTTTGATCAAGTCGTTGTACTCGGTCATAACTCTTTTGAATAATCAACCTTTTTCTTGTCATGGATGCAGTCAATACGTCCAATCTTTCCAAAGGTCAACGCCATTTGTTCAGCATGTTCTTTGCTGTCGGCTTCAAACCTGTAATAGTTAAAAACTGTTTTACTGGTTCTTACTTCGTATGTAGTCATAGCTGCCCTTGTCTCCTATCTTTAATGGGAAACAATTCTGGCTCAGGTTTAAAAGAGTCGATGATGATCTCCCACCTTAACGCCTTGTCCTTGAGAGATCCCAGTTCCTGGAGTACTTCTTGGAAAGTCGAAGACTGATTAAGATCCGGATTACTTGCCCATGCAATTGCATAGACTTCCGAAATAAACTTTGACTGATTCATAAATTGTCAATAAACCCAGCTCAGTGCTGGGCAATCGGACGGGATGGAGTCGAACCATCTATAACCCTGCGTCCATGTCTGCGTCCCTGTGCGTCCTTGAGATTCCAGGTTCTGACTAGAAAAAAATAAAAAAAAATAAAAAACGCCCTTAAAATGTGGGCGTCCATGTGTGTGAAAGCGGCTTAAGCGAAAATTTTAGAAAAATAAAAAATCCGCTCAAAATTTGGGCGGATTCTGTAAAAAATTAGGGGCGAATTGCGCCCCATTGCTCGGCCATCGCGTCGGCGATTCCTTGATAAGTTTTACTGCGTAATTTCCAGCGGTCCGGTGACGGCGGAAGATAGTGCAAACGCTGGCGGATTTTATTAGGTAAACCGGAAACATCTATAAATTTAGTGCCTTTTAATTTCGGTAAACCTTTTAACCATAAGCCGGTGCGCTTTTGTTCAGCGTGGCCGAACTGGTAAGGCTGTATATATTGCGACGGCTTGCCCATACTTGAGCGGCTGGACAATGCGCCGACAGGATTCTCAACCGCTATGCGCTGGCACTTATTGTTAAATATGCGCTCAACAAATTTAATGGCGGCTTGCTGTTTACCAGTGCGGACCAGCTCGGCCCAGTTTTTAGCATTTGATACTGTCAAATATGTACAGGGCGGGTGAGCAATTATAAGGTCATAATCGTCATCGATAATATCGAATATGTCGCCCTGATAGTGTGGGCCGGCTTTGTCAGTCGGCAAAAGGTCACAACTTATAGCGTCGTGACCACGTTTTATAAAAGCATCGCGGACAGTGCCGGAATACTCGCAAGCAATTAATACTTTCATAGTGCAAAGGCTGTCTAAGTGGATTGATTAAGTAATTGATTTAATTTCTTTTTATTATTTCCATGAGCTACAAACGCTATCGCGTAGTCTCTCGGCTTAGAACATAAAAGGCAAGTTTCGCACTTTGTAGGCTGGCAAGTCTGGGCCGGACATACAACAACGCGGCGACCCTTAGGCGTTTTAATTGGCTTATCTACTTTGTAATAAGTTTTTTTATCTTTTAAAGAAGAATAAGCAATTAAATTGGGATTGTCCGAGCTGATAATTGAGCAAGCATTTAAGCTTTTATCAATTGCGGCGTCGGCTTCGCTTAATGATTCTGTGCTGGCGTTGATTGTGAAACCCTGAGCCGTTGCGGTTTTAATTGCTTCGGTGTTGTGGGTGTTCAATATGTGATGACTATATGTCCAGCCTTTGCGCCCTTTGTTAGCGTCTATTAATTGTCTTAATAGATCTAATCTAATTAAGCCGTCAAAGTGTGGGATATCGCCGGACGTATTCATTCGCCAAGGCTGGCCGGCTGGCAATGCTTTTATATTGCGAGCTAATCCGGCCCAGTCGGTTAAATTCTTGCCGGCGGTTCCTTTGTCTACCTTTGCCCAGATCCACGATTGCGGACCTGTCTTCGCGTAGCAATTGCCGTTGATATGTGGGCATGTCTTCGGACAGCTGGCCGATTCAGTAATTGTGACCGGTAGCCGTCCCACTTTGCTGTTGGATGATTTCTTAATAAATAAGACTTTCATTTTTTAGTGTTGGCTACTCTCAGTGAGTAGCAATTGCTAAGGGCGGAATCGAACCGCCCATAAAAAACCATTTAGCGTGTTAATAGTGAGCTCTCAGGGTCCAGCACGATTGTGAAAGTGTGGCCGAGTCTCTCAAGTGCTCGCATATCCCAGCGAGTAAGCGTCTTTTTTTTAGTGAGAGTTAGGATTGCGTCTCTTATGTCATCGTCCGCAATGTATGTGCGCTCTTGTCCGAAGTCGCGGCGTGTATAAACTTTGATTTCCATTAGTTTTTAACCCCTAATAAAGAGTGACTAAATAAAGCAAAGCCGGTGCGCTTACAAGTAACGCCCTTAAGTCTTTTAATCTTGTTGACCCAAAAGCCAAGAGATACCGAACCATTAATAAATAAATTAATAATTGCAAGACTTGGGACGTTGCTGTATGTGTACTCTCTGCCGCCGACATAGCGAACAATTGCAACACGTCTAAAAGGACACGCGGCGATAGTCTCAACGCATGTTGATGTTCTGTCTTCTATGTAATACATAAAATTAAGTAATAAGTGGAAATACTGTCTAAGTGGACAGTAATGCAATTTATAGAATCGAACTATATAAAAGGGCCGGCCCCTATTGCATGCATACTTCAAACGCTTGCGAGCGGTTGCAATTACTCAAGACAGTTGCAAAGCCTAGTATTTATTGCCCATTGCGTGGGCTGGTC